GGTTCGTCATTATCATATAAAATTACGATTCTATTAAATCGTTCTTTTAAATTTGTCATGACATTTTCTGGTATAGGTGTGTTTTCCCCACAAGGTGCAATAGCATCATATCCTAAACGGTCTAATACCATTACATCTTTTTTACTTTTTGTTATAATTAATAATTTCCCATACTTTGGTAGTTGTTCTAATCCATGTATGTCATATAAAGTTGTACTGTTTCTAAATTTGTTTTTTCTATCTCCATATGGGCAATAGATTTGGAAACGATCAAATACTTGATATGCATATAATGGATTTTTTTTACTATAAAATAATGAGGATGGTATATCATTAGTCCAAAAAGTTAATATAGGATATACATTATGCTTCTTAAGAATTTCTCTAGTAATGAAATATTGTTCCCAATACTCATCATCTATTTCAGTAAAATTCTTTTTTTGTATTGATATTATAGTTTTAGTTTTCTTATAAGTATCACGTATATTTTCACCTTCTTTAGTAGTTATTATGTTACCTGTTTCTATATCAGACATTATTTTGTTCAATGCTTCTTGATAAGTAATATTAAATTTTTCACTTACAAATTGCACTACATTACCTGCTTTACCAGTTGCCTGATCTTTCCACATTAAATTACCACGTATGGAAGATTTAAATATACCAAAAGATGGGTGTATATCTTCTCTTAATGGAGAACGCATTACCTTACCAATTTTAAACTGGTTTCCTATGTAGAATGAGTATATATCATACTCTGTAGTCAATTTAAGGAGATCTTTTAAATCATCTACTTCTACTGAATTTTCAAAATCATACATAGGATAAAATAAATGGAGTACTTATTGCAAAGTACTCCATGGATTTATTTAGAATGGTAGATCGTCTTCAGACTGAGGTTGAGATGTATTTGTTGTTTCTGGTTCACCCTCATCTACCGCGAAAGGATTCGTTTTAGTAATAATTACATCTGCCCTACTTTTTATAATCTTATCATCAAGACTTAACTTGAGATTAGATTTTTCAATAGGTACATTCATTGATTCAATAAATGGTACGTAATTTGGGAAATTAGTATAATTTTTATTATTATATACTATCTTACATCTAAAAAGTTTATTTTTATAATTATCACCAATTACTGCAATTAAGCCTTTTGCTAATGCTTCAAAGGTTTCTGGTTTACCTATCTTTTTTAAAGCAGATTCATCAACGAACTTTTTGCCAATATGCATAAGTCTTTTTACAAGATTAGCTTGCTTCTTCTGTAATACCGCATCTTCGTTTGCCCTAGGCACCCATTCAGTATGTACAAAAGGTTTATTCTCTTCATTTATAAAATGAAAAGCAATAAATTCACTCTTATCTGTTTTCTCGTATACAATTGGATATGAATTATCTAGTTTACCTAATCTTAGATTTTCTTGTATTCCTGGCTCAATATAATTCAAGCCACTCTGTTCGGTTTCAATATTTATTGTTAAATCGTACATTTTCTTTTTCCTATTTGTTTAATACTTCATTAACTCTTTCCAGAAACGAATTTGCATCGTTTGGCATTTCTTGTTCCATTTCATCCTTCAGAAACATAGGTGGTGTTTTAGCTGAGGACTTGCCATCTGAATTAAGTACAATAAAATATTCTCTCTTTTTTTCTGCTGTTATTTTCATATCTGCATAGTGGACAATGGTAAAATTACTTTCTATAAGTCCTTTCCATTCTTTCATTTATGTTAACTTATACTTTCGTATAAGATCAGACTATATCTTTATATTTGAAATTGTATTTTAAACCATTTTTTCTTTTACCACTGCAATGTAAAGATACAGTAGCTATGGATATTCCTAATTGTCTAGATGTTTCAGATATTGATGGATATTCATTTATATAATTATTATTTTTATCCATTACAATAACTGCTTTTCCTTGAGATAAGGTTCTATTTAATCTAGTTTGTAATTTTCTTTCTTCTGAGTGTTTTTTACCTCTCCAAAAATTACCTATTTTTATTTTAGCTGATTCTGGCATTTTCATACCAAATCTATTCCTTTCAGCTAAATTGCATATATTATATCCTATATGTGGATCAAATGGTTTTAATAAATCTATATAGTACTGTTCTCTATTTTTTAAATCAAGATAGCTATCTACTTCTTCTAATATAGTAAAGTAAAATTTTTCTTCACTATACTTGTTTCAAGCAGATTGTAAATACTTATTATGATGCTTATTTTTTCTTAAGTTAGATACATGATCTCCTATTCTTTTATCATAATAAGCTGCAGATCCTATATAAATTTTATTATTTATAATATTTGTAATTTTATAAATAACATTTTTCTTTTTCAAATATACTGACCGTTTCCCAATAATATTATTATCAGTTCTCTCTTGCGAGATAGTCGTTGAACTTTCCCTTTTGGGGCTTAGCTGCTGATTGTCCATTAAAATTGTATTTATACAACCTTATACATAAATATTGTTAGCTTGTTACCTTTTACATTAGGTAATTTCTAATTTAGTCTTTAGGATGTTCCAGCAATTAGATCAGTTTTACAAAGGCAATAACATGTCACCTTTTACCGCTATGCGTTTTTCTATGGCTCCTTCTTCTGTTTCTACCCATTCATAATGAGCAGTCATAAATATGTCTTTAGGGTATCTCTTAATGATATACATAAGTTTTCCTATTTCTTCATTATAGAAATTCCAGACATCAAAGCCTTTTTTTATTTCTCTTGCAGTTTTAAGTAGGCTGTCAACATAAGCTGAAAAACTGTCTAAAACGACAACAGTTATTTCTGGTGTTTTTGCGAATTCTATTAGCTTCTGATATGTTTCCTGCCAGTCTTTAGGAGCTGAATAATGCTTAAAATTGTTAATAAAGGGCAATGGTTTATTTTCTGCATTTATGAAACCAGTCACCTCCTGATTCATATTACGAAAAGCCATTGTTTTACCTTTACCTGACATTCCTACTATAGCAAATTGATATATTTGTCTTGCCATAGTGTTTAATTAAGTTAAAAAAGGGAACTGTAACATCACTAATAAATGAGCACAGTTCCCTTAGATGATTGCTACACTTCTACAAGGACTCCACGTCCCCATATATTACGTGCAATTTCGTACCTCTTGCCATCAATCTTAACATACTCATAACCCGTAAACGGATCAATCTTTATGTTATACTGATCAAAACCGACTTTTACGAAATTAGAGAAAACTCTTACTTTTCTCTTAGGTTTGTGTGCTACTGGAAGCTTTATTGTGAGTTCAATTCTCATGTCTTCTTGTTGTTTTTTATTTCCAGCAAAAAGATTTAATTCTTCAATAATATTATCAAAGTTTTCACTTACCTTATAATGCTTTATTCCAAAAGCTTTTTTAATCCACTGTGTTATTAGTGAATTATTCCTGATGAGTTCATATTCAGTTGATGAAGATTCATCTCCAAATATAAGTACATCATCCAAATCTAGTAAGTCTTCAATGTTTATCTTTTTTTTGGATTTACGTTCGACAAAGTTTAGTTTGTTAATTGTTTCAATCAATGTAGGCACTCTTTCTTGAGTATCTACTATAATTGCAAATTTATTTGATTTCATATTATGATTAAAAATTTAATATAGTGTAAGGATCAATTTCATCAATTCTATTATATTTCAAGTTATTTTCAAAACTTAGAAATTTTGGTTCACCCTCTCGATTCTTTAAGAAATGCATATATATCATATTTTTGACGGGTAATTTCTTAGGGCCATATTCTGCAATTCCAATAATCTCGGGTCGGTGTAATACGATCACATAATCGCTGGCTTGGAATAAAGAATCACTGCCGAAAATATCTCTTCGCATTGGATAATGCATGCTAGGATTATTTATTCGATCTTTATCTTCAATTTCTCTGTTCAGCTGGCTCAACTGTAAGATAGTAATCTTGCCATATTTTTTTCTCTCCATGAACATCTTCTGTAAGTCTGATATGATCTCTCTCTCGCTTTCAGAAGTTCTACCTTTAGTAAGTAAGGTATGATCTAATATTACTATTAGCCATTTTCCTTTCATCCATTCTAAAGATTGAAATGAGATAATTGTGTTCCTTATATCATCAACACTACCAGGACAATCTACATAATAGATAGGATAATGTTGAATCTTGTCAGCTTGTTTGAGGACTTCCTCAAATTCTACATCAGAGACTTTATATGAGTCATCTGTGTTGGAAGAACTATACAACTCTGCAGTTGTTTTATTTAATTTATATGAAAGCTTACGTCCAACTTGTTTTGAACTAAGCATTTCAAAATTAAAATTTAATACTACAAAATCTTCATGTGGATTTAGCTCAAATAAATCTGTCTCTAAACTATTGGCAAATGAAGATTTACCACTACCGCTAATACCACATATACTGTATATAGTATTAGGTTCTATACCACCCATACATTGTCTATTAAATTTGGGCCAGCGAGTTTTTAAAGACTTGATTATACCACGTCTTCTGTGATTTATATAATCAAGTATTTCTTTAGTCGCTTCTGATATATGACGTACTTCTAGAGTTTTATTCGAGTTCTGTTCCATATGCATTCTGTGCTATAGTTGCACTATTATTTACTTCATCTTCGTATGATTTCCAAGCTTCTGTTGAAAGCCATTTACTCATACGAGTCATAAATTTCATAGAGCCTTCTCTTTTTCTTTTTTCTACTTCAAATTCTAAGCATTTTAAAATATGTTTATGTTTTGCTACACTTAGATTTGTATGTATTTGATACATTTGTTTACATCCTTTTTGGTCTGTTCTTAAATAGTCTATAGTACCGTCTGTTCTAATTACACTACTTGGATATGCTGCCAAAAATTCATCAAACATACCATCTTGTTTTAATTTGGAATTAAGAAGAGCTCCTATTTTAACTTGTTGCATATCATATGAATTAGATAATACACTAGTAGATGTAAAGTATTTCATATTATATAATTTTAGAAATAACTGTTTACTTTCTTCTTCAGTATAATTATCTTTCAAAAATTTATGCAACAACGTAAATTCTTTATGTTTTACTAAAGTAATTACATAGAACTCATTTGGTGTTAATTTGAGTTCTTCTAGTAACGCTGTTGAAAATTCGACTACCATTAAAATAAGCTTAATTGTGGATTAACTATTTCATCAATAATTTTATTTGCTTCTTTAATATAATAACCGTAGTCTATGTTATAATCCTTAATGTCTTTTTGAATGAGGTTATTATTTAGGATGGTTACTTTTCTATTAACACAATAATTAATATATTTATTGTTTTGCCTATCAACTTTGTATAAAGTACCACCATTTGTTGATACATAAAAGCGTACTGATCTTTGTAATTCTTCAATCTTATGTAAATTATTTTCTAATGTATGAAATTCGTTTACAAATTTATCATCAACTTTTTTTGCTATACAGAAACTATATATGTCCTTTTCATTATATATTGTGCTTTCAATAGCAGTTCCATTAACAAAATAATGGTATAATGCTTTAGATATAACTGGTTTATCAATACCCTGACGTAAAGCTAAATGTTCATACTGCAAGAATTCTCCTTTCTCTTTAGTTTTTCCATCTGGTTTGATAGTAATATAATTATTTACATCTCTTCGTACATATTTAGTATATTCTGTAAATTCTAGGTCAAACTTTGTTTCTTTGCACCATTCTTCGCACGTTGTATGATATATGTCTAATTTTTCTTCTGGCACTAAAGTAACTAGACCATCTGTATTAGCAGAAATTACTTTAAATCCAGATAAAGTTAATTTTTCTATTAGCATTAGCATATATAATTGACCGTTAATAGTAACTCTTAGTCCTACTAATGGATCATACAACCAATGATGTTCAAACAATGTTTTACCAAAAACAGAGTTCACAAGTATTTTTAGTACGTATGCCTCTGTATCTCTACCAGCTTTCTTAGCTTCCATTCTTTGATCAATTATCTTTTTATATAATGTCAAAAATGTTTTACTTAAATGTGCTGGATAAAGATTATTATTTACTATTAAATTAGGATACATAGAGGCAATATCGCAATCTATTATAGATGTATTATTGTCTTTAGTAAATATTCCTGGTGTATCTTCTGAGTGAATACCACCAATACCTAATCTATATCTAACTCCATTAAATATAATAGATTTATTAAAATATGGTTGTGATTTATAGTATATCTGAGATCTCATTTCATTTAAGAAGTCTTTTAATACTGGACTTTCAAATTTAATGTCAGGAAATACTATATTTTCATAATGAATTATTTTACGTTCAGTTCTCATTGTACGTAAATCCTTTATGGATATGCCAGATACTTCACTATACATTTTTTCTAGTAATCTATTTGCCATTCCACTATCTGGTTCACTCATTAGATCTATATTATATTTTAGACCTACATCCCATCTTACTGTTATATCATTTATTAGTGTATGATATAACTTTTCTGTTATTTCAACGTCATTTAGATTATACTGATATATTGTTTCTAATATATCATCTGTAACTATATCATTTACTTTAATTGGTAAGTCTTGTATTAATGGCCAGTTTAAATTAACTGCTACTAATTTTAAAGACTTATGCTGTACATTACCTACTCTCATTAGATCTACTGATCTAAATGGGAGTTTGTATTTATATTCAGTATCATTTCCATTAATTATACCTAACATAAAATTATATATGTCTTCAGTAATATTTTTGGTGCTCATAATACTAAATATTTCAGCATTTGCAAAGATATAGTTTATTATTTGATTATCAAAAGATTTAGAGTTATAGCCTACTAACCATTTATTTTTGTTTTTCTCTATGAACTGTACTAACAGTCCTAAATCATTTCTATGATTGGTTTCATTTTCTGTACTATGGTATATTATATGATTTATTATTTGTTTAGTCTTAACATTTTTAAATGTTACACCAAAATAATTAATAAAGCATTCAATATCATATGTGTAAATCATTGTAGAGGCCATTTTAAAAGCGTTTAAGGCACTTTCTAACCACCAGTAATACTCTAACATAGTCTGATGTGAAAATGCCTCTAAACGCTTTATTTTAAGTCTTATAGGCATATGCCATTTCTAGACATTTTAAGGTAAAGTAAAGTAATGTATATTTTAAACGCAAAACCTCACTGATATGTTGCTTAAAAAGATATGTTTATTTGATTAATTTGGTTACTTCCAATTTTCCAATATAATGGGATGATTCAATGTGTATCCCCTTCTTTTATCAAGCAACTGAAATTGCATTTTAGGTGGCTCTGGTTCAAATCCAAATGCTCTTGCATATGAATTATAGCCAATGAGAGAACCATTTACTCTAACTTTATTTAGTACTATGTATTGATGCCAATGAGCAATCCAAGACATATCTGTTTTAATAACAGCGTTCTCTCTAAGTATCCATTTTTTTAATGGTACTTCTAAGCCACCTATACCACCTTGATACTTGAAATGGTCTCCATGTGAGAATTTATTCATGTAACCAAATAAGTTTAGGTAAATAAACTCTGATTCTGGTATTATAAATTCTACATTATCAAAACCACTTATAGTATCAAATAGGTTTTTAATATTATTATACATAAGCCATTCATATGAATTCTTATAACCAGTTGTATACCTTTTTCTAACTGTTGTTCTACCATGATTACCTGGAGTACACGGTATAATAATTTTATTAAATTTACCGTTTTCAGATAACATCCGTATTCCTTTTATAAGTAATTCTTGTATGGCTAGACTGGCTTGAACTGGAGTTAATGAATTAACTTCTTCAAGTTCTTCATGTATATATCCAGTGATGAAATCTCCAAGTAAACCTAATACAAGAGTGTCTATTCTGTATCCAGCTTTTCTACTTTGATAAATCATATACATTAATCGTTTAAAATACTTAGTCACTCTCTCTGCAGATATATCTAAATTATATTCATTTAAACCATTAACTACAGATTTTATGACTGGTTCTTCTATATGAACATCACTTAAAGTTGATATTGCAATAGCTTCATCTTTAAATCTATTATTACTGTATACTGTAAAATCATCAAAAGATTTAATTTCATCTATTTTTATGCCAGATAAAAATTCTTGACGTTTATTCAATTCTTGATTTTGATTAGTTAATAACGTCAATTTTCTTTTTAGTTCTTTTTGATTATTTTTCATTAATTTTCCAATTTGTTATATTGCCTTTTAATGCACATTCTTCACACAAAGTAGTTATCCAACCACTTGTACGACCAATATTCTTAGTAGATCCACATATTTCACATATATGATATGAAAGTGATTCAGCCCAATTTATAATTGCATATTGTTCTGCAGAAGCTCCTTCTACATAAAATCGTAAACCGCCAAATTTTTCTTTAACTTGACTAGCAACAATTTGTGGATACCTACCAGATTCTATATATATATAGTCAAGAGATTTTCTCCAATCATATAATTTACTAAGTAAAAATCCTCTTAAAATAACTATTGGATTTTTTTGCTTTTTCCAATTAATATTATATTTTCCAGGAAGTTTACGAATTAGCCATTCTAATTGTGGTATTAATTTTCGTAATATTGTATTTTTAATTACATAACTTTTATTATTATGGTCAGTATTCCATTGTAAATTTGAACAAAGACTATCAATTAGCCAATACCAACCATCATTGCATGAAAATCCCCAACACATGCATGTATCTTTCATGTTTCCAAATCTATTTGCAAATATTTTTGGATACTTTTCTACTAGTTTTTTATCTAATTCAGGTGACATTTTTATTTCTTGTGTTTTTATTTCTTGCATCTTTAACAGGATGCCCTAAACGTTTAAATTTAACTGGTACTTCTGTAAAAGCACCATCTTCAACTATAGTCTTACCTGTCTCAGGATCTTTTTTAAGTTTACTATGGTCAACACGAGTAGCAAATTGTATAGGTTCAAAAGCAACTAATGATTTAGATTTTTTAGATTTAAGTTCTTTATTACCATAAAATACTTTATGTGTAGTAAGTCTTAAATACCTAATAAAATCTTTTATTTTCTCATCAGACCATTGCATATAATTATGTTCTCTAATTATATTAGACACTATAGAGAATATATTATTTTTATGTACTGTAGCTTTGTATTTACCATTTTCAATATACTTTCCAGTTCTAACTAATGTAGCAATTTCATCAAATGTTTTACTCCATTTTTCAGTTGTACTAAATTTATTATTTCTTCTTTCATCTGACTTAAATTCTTCTTTAAGTTCATCCAGAGTTTTGAAATTTTTTTTAGCACAATATGCCATATGATCTTTTGCAGATTGTTCTTGACGTTGAAGTTTAATGTCATTAGTTAATTTTATTTGTTGACCAGGAGATACTCTAACAAGTATTCTTTTTACAGCCGTATAAGCTTTACGAATATACTTAAAATTAACATATTCTTTGCCTATTACATGACCTGGATCTTCATCATCATATACATTTAAACATGGTGACATAGAATTAACTTCAATTTCTTCTTCTGGAATTGTTATAGGGACAAATTGTTCTTTAATAAGTCTAGAACCTTTATGATTCTTTTGTTTCACTAGACGTCTCATACGTCTGTTAAATGGTAAACCAGTTTTTTCCTCTTTACCTATTTCCTGTAATTTAGGTTCTGGTTTTTGAGATTTAATATATTCTCTCCATTCAGTTTTAGTAGCATAAACATATAATCCATGATCTCTGCTTGTTAAAAACTTTGCTCTATCTTCAGGCATAGAAACTATTTCTCCAGTAGTAATGAACTTAACTCTTTTAAGTTTAAGTTTATTTTGTTTTGCTGGAACTGATTTTATGAGTTTTGTGTTTTTATGATATTTATTTGTGTTTTTATGATATTTATTAATGAAAATATCTTCGCTGTTTAATATTTTTATGTCCTTGACATTTTTTTTAAAATTTGTTTTACGTAGAGTATAATGTTTTAAATGATTGGTAACAGCGTTTAATTCATCATTTATGTTTTTACCTATAATAATATTGGTTGTTTTAGTTAGCCAACCAAAATCACCATTACGATTATATTGCTGTAATAATGTTAAATATACTGCACGATCTCGACCTTCTTTTACTTTTTCATCCAGCCACTCTTTAGGTGAGTATATTTTATATTGTACTGATATTTTTTTTCTATTTGGTTTCTTGATTTTCATTGGCAGTGCCTCCAATCTAGTTTTGTTTATTAATGAGTCTTCATCAAACCAATGTATGTAAGGCAATCCAGAATTTTCACTGAATTTTTTCCAT